GTACTTGGTGATACCAATGAGATACACTTAATTAAACTTGATGCCGAAAGACAATCTATTAAAATATACATTATTAACGATAAAGCAGAGGTATTACTTTGGAAAGAGTTTAATCCTACAATACCAATTTCAATTGAATACAATATAAACTTTTAATGAAGTCACCATTCTATTTTATAGCTAAGCCGGTAAACGGTAAACGATACGACAACACCAAAGAAATTGGTGGGGTAGAGTTTATTGTCAGCACTTCAGAGGAAGACCATAAGTTTTCTAACCGATTTGCAGAGGTCGTAGAACTTCCATTGGGCTACAAAGGTCCAATAAAGGAAGGTGATACTTTACTTGTGCACCATAACGTATTTAAGTTTTATAACGATATGCGGGGTAGGCAGAAGAGTGGCAAGTCTTTTTTTAAAGACGACCTATTCTTTATAGAGACCGAGCAGTTTTATATGTATAAGCACGACTCCACGTGGAACGCTTATGATAGATTCTGTTTTGTCAAGCCTATCCCCACTACACAAAGCTATATCAAGAAGCCATTTAGCGAAGAGCCTCTTATGGGTATAATGAAATACCCTAACGAGTACTTACTTGAACGTGGTATTAAGGAAGGCGATATGGTATGCTTTAGCCCTGATAGTGAATATGAGTTTACCGTAGATGATGAAAAACTATATAGAATGTATGACCATCAAATAACAATCAAATTATGAATCTAATCACATTCGACAACATTATTAAAGACCCAAACGCTTATGTATCAGACATCCACATTCACGGGTTCCAAGACGTGGCAGATGGTGACAACGTATTCAGGAACATTCAACCTCGTGACAAGAACGATGAGTTTGCCCTATACGTCACTAAACTATTTCTTGGTTACAAGGTAGACTTAAACTTTATTCGTAAGTCACCTTTGAACCAAGAAGAACCAAATTTTATACATACGGATGAAATGATGGGTGATATTACCTGCTTGCTTTACTTAAATGAGCAGGCTCCTGATGATGATGGCACAACTATCTATGACGATAATCAAAAGCCAATCTTTACAATGTACTCTAAATTCAATCGTATGATTGCATTTACTTCTGACGCTCCACACTCGAGGAATTTATTTCATAACTTTGGAGAAGGAGAAACAGCAAGATTGGTTCAGATAATCTTTTTAAAGGCAAAGTAATGAGAGATACCAAAGAAATAAAACTACGCATCATTGAAGCCGGCTACAAAGCTGTCAACCATCTTGTAAAAGTGGCTGAGGAGGATATTATTGATACCGAGTCAGATACAGATGTGTCTGCCGATAAGATGAAAAATGCAGCAGCCGCTAAGAAGTTAGCCATCTTTGATGCGTTTGAGATACTGAGTAGAATAGAATTAGAAAAAGAAAACTTAGATTCCGCAGAACGTGGAGTAAGTAAAACCGATACAAAACAAGGATTTGCAGAAAGAAGGTCAAAGCAATAGTTTATGCCGTATAGTTGAGAATCATATACCGGCTGCCGTCATCTCTAATAAAAATAGGGTGAGGTCGTGGGTGTATGGCTATAATGACCAATACGATGTTGTTATTATTTCAAAGACCGGACAGATAGGGGAGATAGTAGAAATAGAAGGGTTAATCATTGCTCTTCCACTTGCTCCTGAAAAGTGTCTTCAAAGACACTCCACTAAAGCTGAACAATATTGGGAACGTCAAGAACTTCCAAGAGAGTTAGCCAAGATACAATCCATATTTCAGTGGAACGAAAAGCCAAAAGAATTTAAAGACCGTTGGGTCGATTACATTGAGCAGGAGTTTGACTACCGTGAGCAAGGTTGTTGGTTTATGAACAACGGCAAAAAAACCTACATAACCGGTTCGCATTATATGTACTTACAATGGTCAAGTATTGACGTTGGGTATCCTGACTTCCGTGAAGCAAACCGAATCTATTGGATATTTTGGGAAGCCTGCCGTGCTGACCCGAGGTCATTTGGTATGATATACCTCAAGATTAGACGTTCGGGATTCTCGTTTATGTCATCGTCTGAATGCGTTAATATAGGCACGCTCGCACGTGACGGGCGTATAGGTATCCTGTCAAAGACAGGTGCCGATGCCAAAAAAATGTTCACGGACAAAGTTGTTCCTATCAATAGTCGTCTTCCATTCTTTTTCAAACCGATTATGGATGGTATGGACAAGCCAAAGACTGAATTGGCATATCGGGTACCGGCAGCAAAGATTACCAAGAAGAATATGTACGAGACCGATGATAATGAAATTGACGGGTTGGATACATCAATAGATTGGAAGAACACTGAAGACAACTCATACGATGGAGAGAAGTTATTATTCTTGGCGCACGATGAGTCTGCTAAGTGGACTAAGCCTGTAAACATCAAGGAAAATTGGCGTGTAACCAAAACTTGTCTTCGATTGGGTAGCAAGATTATTGGTAAGTGTATGATGGGTTCAACGTCTAATGCCTTAAGCAAAGGAGGACAGAACTACAAAGATATTTACGAGGACTCAAACGTAAAGGTTCGTAATGCCAACGGACAGACTAAGAGTGGTCTATACGCTATATTTATTCCGATGGAGTGGAATATGGAAGGGTTCATTGATAGATATGGACATCCTGTATTTCGCAAACCTGAGGAGCCTATTATGGGTGTAGATGGAATGATGATTAAGAACGGAGCCATTGACTATTGGGAAGCAGAGGTTGACTCATTAAAGAGTGACGCTGACGCATTAAACGAATTTTACCGTCAGTTTCCACGTACAGAATCACACGCATTCCGTGACGAAAGCAAGCAAGCCTTGTTTAACCTTACAAAAATTTATCAGCAGATTGACTATAACGACTCAATGATTAAGGAACATTACCTTACTCGTGGGTCATTTTCGTGGAAGGATGGCATCAAAGATACTGAGGTAATATGGACGCCTGACCAAAGAGGCAGGTTCAATATTAGTTGGGCACCGCCTAAGCATATGCAAAACAATGTACATACACGTAATGGTGTTAAGTATCCCGGCAATGACCATCTTGGTTCATTTGGTTGCGACTCTTATGACATATCAGCCGTAGTTGGGGGGCGTGGGTCGAATGGTGCACTTCACGGTATGACTAAGTTTCATATGGATGACGCTCCTGTAAATGAGTTTTTCTTAGAGTATATTGCCCGTCCCCAAACTGCGGAAATATTCTTTGAGGAAGTTCTTATGGCGATAGTATTCTACGGAATGCCTATCTTAGTAGAGAATAATAAGCCGAGACTTTTATACCACCTTAAAAATAGAGGTTATAGAGGTTACTCAATTAATAGACCTGACAAACAATTAGGGAATTTGACAAAAACTGAGCGTGAGTTGGGAGGTATTCCAAACTCATCCGAAGATGTTAAGCAGGCACACGCCTCCGCAATTGAGTCTTATGTAGAGAAGTTTGTGGGATTTGATTTAGAGGCTAAGTATAGAGACCCTGAGCAAATGGGTACAATGCCGTTTACAAGGACACTTGAGGATTGGGCAAAATTTGATATTAACGATAGAACAAAATTCGATGCTTCCATTAGTTCAGGATTATGTATTATGGCTAATCAGAAGCACTTATATATACCGGAGAAAAAAGAATCAAAATTAATTATTAACTTCGCTAAGTATAAAAACGAAGGAACAACAAGTCAATTGATTAGATGAAAAATGTAACAATCAACATAAACACCGCATCATTCCCAAGTCAGTTAGCAACTGATGCCGAAAAAGCATCTGATGCATTTGGATTGCAAGTGGGTCAGGCTATTCAATATGAATGGTTTAGAAAGGATGGAAACAATTGTAGATACTATGGTCAGTGGCAAGATTTCCGCAGACTAAGACTATATGCGAGAGGTGAGCAGCCAATTGGTAAATATAAAAATGAATTGGCTATTGATGGTGATTTGTCTTACTTAAATCTTGATTGGACTCCTGTTCCTATTATACCAAAGTTTATTGATATTGTTGTTAATGGAATGTCTGATAGATTGTTTAAAGTGAAAGCATATGCACAAGATGCTATGTCTCAAGCTAAAAGAAACAAGTATCAAGATATGCTTGAAACACAAATGGCAGGTAAACCTGTTCTTACAAAAATACAAGAGATGACAGGTGCTAATCCATTTTTAATGGACCCTGAGCAATTGCCTGAAACAGACGATGAATTGTCATTATATATGCAGCTTAAATATAAGCCTGCAATTGAAATAGCAGAAGAAGAAGCAATCAATACAATCTTTGATGAGAATCATTATGAGGACACTCGTAAAAGATTAAATTACGACCAAACTGTTATTGGTATTAGTGTTGCAAAACACGAGTTCTTACAAGGCACAGGTGTTAAGATAAGTTATGTAGACCCGGCTAACGTTGTTTATAGCTATACAGAAGACCCATTCTTTAAAGATTGTTTTTATTGGGGAGAGATTAAAACATTGCCATTAACTGAGTTAATGAAGATTGACCAATCTTTAACAAAGGAAGATTTACAAGAAATTACTCAATATAGTCAAGCGTGGTATGATTACTATAACGTAGCACAGTTCTATCAGAACGATATGTTCTACAGAGATACTTGCACGTTAATGTATTTCAATTACAAGTCAACTAAAAAAGTTATTTACAAAAAGAAGAAACTTGAAGGTGGTGGTTCTCGAGTAATTGAGAAAGACGAAACTTTCAATCCTCCAACAGAAATGATGGAAGAAGGTAACTTTGAAAAGATTGAAAAAGTTATTGATGTTTGGTATGAAGGTATTATGGTAATGGGTACCAATATTTTATTGCAGTGGAAGTTGTCTGAGAATATGGTTCGTCCTAAGTCAGCATCTCAACACGCAATACCTAACTATGTTGCTTGTGCTCCTCGTATGTACAAAGGTGCTATTGAATCACTATGCAGAAGGATGATACCATTTGCTGACTTGATTCAAATCACCCATTTAAAATTACAACAAGTTATTGCACGTACAGTTCCTGATGGTGTCTTTATTGATGCTGATGGTCTAAACGAAATTGACTTAGGTACGGGCAACGCATATAATCCTGAGGACGCTTTAAGATTATACTTCCAAACAGGTAGTGTAATTGGTAGAAGCTATACTCAAGATGGTGAGTTCAACAATGCAAGAGTGCCTATCACTCAGTTAACATCTAACTCAGGTGCAGCTAAAACGCAGATGTTGATTACTAATATGAACCACTACATTGATATGATTAGGTCTGTGACCGGTCTTAACGAGGCAAGAGATGGTTCTAATCCTGACCCTAACTCATTAGTTGGTCTACAGAAGTTGGCTGCATTAAACTCTAATACAGCTACAAGACATATTCTTGACGGTTCTTTGTATGTATATCGTACATTATCTGAGGCTTTAACTTACAGGATTGCAGATATTTTGCAGTACGCTGACTTTAAAGATGAGTTTGCAAATCAAATTGGTAAGTACAACGTATCTATATTAGAAGAGATTAAAGACCTTTACATTTATGACTTTGGTATATTCATTGAGGTTTCACCTGATGAAGAGCAAAAAGCACAGCTTGAAGCTAATATCCAAATGGCATTATCTAAGGGCGACATTAACCTTGAGGATGCAATTGACATTCGTGAGATTCGCAATCTTAAACTTGCTAATCAGCTATTGAAACTTAAGAGAGTTAAGACCCAAGAGCGTGAGGAAAAGATGGCAATGCAGAAGCAGGCTATGATTTCTCAGCAACAATTGAAGTCTCAAGAGTTGTCAGGTCAAGTGGCTATGCAGAAGATTGAAATGGAAACCAACTCAAAGATTAAGATTAAACAGGCTGAAGTTGCATTTGATATGCAAAGGTCTGAGCAAGAAGCAATGCTTAAGTCTCAATTAATGCGTGAAGAATTTGATTACAATCTTCAGTTACGTGGTATGGAAGTGGGTACTTTGACTGAAAGAGAAAAGATGAAAGAAGACGCAAAAGCAAAAAGAATTAGTCAACAAAACACCGAACAATCTAAGTTAATTAATCAAAGAAAGAACAATCTTCCTCCAATGAGTTTTGAATCAAACGAGGATAGTTTGGATGGGTTTGACTTAGCGGAATTTGAGCCTCGTTAAAAATGTCAAAATTTTTGTATAAGTTTGTATAAATAAAATCAAATCAAATGGAATTTAAAGTTAGAGCATTAGACATAATTGAACCGAAGAGTGTTCAAGAAGTAGAAAAAGAATTACTTGACAAGCACGAGCAATCGTTAACTCAAGATAACAATCCGGACCCTGAGCCAAAAGCGAATGACCCGGAACCGAATAATGATAATCAAGACCCTGCACCTGCAGCAATTGATTTAAAAGATGAAGACGTTCTTTCATATATTGGTAAGAGATATAATAAGCAGATTAACTCATTAGATGATTTAGTAGCCGAACGTGAAAACAATGAGGCTCTTCCTGAAGATGTAGCTGCTTATATGAAATACAAGAAAGAGACAGGGCGTGGTTTTGAAGACTTCCTTAAATTAAAGAAGGACTTCGACACAATGAATCCTGACGCACTTCTTAAAGAATACCTAACTGCTACGCAGGAGGGTCTCGATAGTGATGACATCGAGGCTTTGATGGATGACTACAAATTTGACGAGGAGTTGGATGATGAGTCAACCGTAAAGAAAGCAAAAATCGCAAAAAAGAAAGTTCTTGCTGAAGCCAAGAAATATTTTAATTCTCAGAAGGAGAAATACAAAATGCCCCTTGAGTCAAGTACGGCATTTATCCCCGATGGAGAAAAGGAAATATACGAAAGCTATAAGCAATATACCCAACAGGCAAAGACCATAGAAGAGGAGAACACTCGTAAACGTCAATGGTTTGACCAAAAGACGAATGATGTTTTTAGCAATGAGTTCAAAGGTTTTGAGTTTAGTGTTAATGACAAGAAGTTCACGTTTGCTCCGGGAGACGCCAATGAGTTGAAAAAGAGCCAAGCAACTCCACAGAACTTTATTAATAAGTTCTTGGATGACCAAGGTTTGATGAAAGACGCAGCAGGTTATCATAGGTCTTTGGCTATAGCAATGAATCCTGACAAGTTCGCTAAGTATTTTTACGAACAAGGAATGGCTGATGCAACTGATGATGTTACTCGTAAAATCAAGAACATCAATATGTCAGAGCGTAAAGCACCCGAAGTTGGCACTATATCAGGAGGAATGCAGGTGAAGGCGGTAAACCCTGATTCAGGTAGAAACCTGAAAATCCGCAGTATAAAAAGAGTTTAAAACAATTAAAATTTAAAAAAAATGGCAAGTGCTTTATTGAATAACCCCACCTACCAATTGCAGCCAAGTGCTGAGCAGGTGGCGTTACAGACAAACTACATTACCAACTTCAACTTCTTGAATCAGTATCTTCCTGATACATACGAGAAAGAATTTGAGCGTTATGGTAATAGAACAATCGCATCTTTCTTACGTATGGTAGGAGCAGAGATGCCGTCTAACTCTGACCAAATCAAATGGGCAGAACAAGGACGTTTACACATTAAGTACACAAACTGTACTTCAGCAGCAGCAGTAGGTGCGGCAACCGCAACTTTCACTGTAGCTGACAGTGGTGTGACTTACATCGCTATCCGTGTTGGACAAACTTTGATGATTCAAAATAACACTTCAGGTGTTTTCAACAAGGCTATCGTAACAGCAGTTCCTTCAGCAACTACTTTCACAGTAGCTTACTATGAGACTGCAGGTCAGGCTTTCGCAGTTTCTACTCAATGTACTGTATTCATTTACGGTTCTGAGTTCAAGAAAGGAACTAACGGAATGGTTGGTTCATTAGAATCAGAAGATGACATCTACAGCAACAACCCAATTATCATTAAAGATAAGTATGCGGTTAACGGTTCTGATATGGCTCAAATCGGTTGGGTAGAAGTTACAACTGAGAATGGTGCTACAGGATACCTTTGGTATTTGAAGAGTGAGCACGAAACTCGTTTACGTTTTGAAGATTACTTAGAGACTTCAATGATTGAAGCTGTTCCGGCTGCGTCTTCTTCAGGTGCTGCAACTGCAGGTTACATTGGTTCTGAAGGTATCTTCTACGTAGTAAACAACCGTGGTAACGTTTGGGGTGGTGGTACTCCAACAACTTTAAGCGATTGGGATTCTATCGTTTCTCGTTTAGATAAGCAAGGTGCTATCGAAGAGAACGTTGTATTCGTAAATCGTGGATTAAGTTTCGATATTGACAATATGTTGGCTACATTGAACGGCTACACTTCAGGTGGTGTTGCTCAATCAGCTTCATTCGGTCTTTTCGATAACGATGTTGATATGGCGTTAAACTTAGGTTTCACAGGATTCCGTAGAGGTTATGACTTCTACAAG